GGGGGGCCGGGTGCCCTGTGCGCGGGCACGGCGTAGGGAGGGGCCGACCTCGTCGACCTGCATCTCGACGATTGTGCGTCGCTCGCCCTGCTGTGTTTCGTAGGAGCGTTGCGTGAGGCGGCCGAAGACGATGACGCGCATGCCCTTACGGAGGGACTCGGCGACGTTCTCGGCGACATCGCGCCACACGGAGCAGCGTATGAAGAGGGGGTCTCCGTCTCGCCATTCGCCGGCGTTGCGGTCGTAGGTTCGCGGGGTGGAGGCCACCGTGAAGTCAGCGACGGCGGAGCCGGACTGTGTCCAGCGGAGTGTGGGGTCGGCGGTCAGGTTACCGACGAGGGTGATGAGTGTTTCGCCGCTCATTGGTCTTCCTCGTTTTCTTCGTAGGGCATGACGGTGAATCGGATGGAGCACATGGGGATGCCCATGCGCTTGCTGGTGTGGCGGGGGTCGAGGCGCATGTCCGGCCCCTGCAGGTGACGCGCGTCGTCGTCTGGGAGCAGACCGGCGTCCACGAGGCCGTCCACGAGGGCCTTGAGGGTGGGCATGTAGTTGTGGAGGTCGCGGCGGCGGCCGTCCGGGAACCGAACCCACGCGACGAGTCGTGCTCGCATGAAGGTCGGGCAGTGTGCCGCGCGGGCCATCACTCTTGCTTGCATGCGCAGGGTCCGAATCCGCGGGGACAGAGTGCGGCGGTCGGCTCGGCCGTTGAGCGAGAGCATGTCCGCCTGGGGCAGATCGAAGGGGCCGATCTCCCACAGCGGGGCAATGGCAGCGTCATTCATTACGTTCTTCTCCTGCCTTCGGGTAAAGTCCGTCGATGAGCTCGTCAACGACAGCCCCGATGGTCCTGCGGATGCTCATACGCTCCTCGGGCGTCTGCGCATACTTCTCGGCAATGTCAGCGCCAGCATCGATCAGCTCGGACGCCGTTTTGATCGCATGCGCCTGAACCTGTGCCAGTTCCCGTTCAAGGGCACGGACGTGATTCGCGCGCTCGATTTTGGTGAGGAGCTCTTCAGTCACAGTCCTTCCCCTCCCTCGTAGACGCGCAGCCCCACTGGTTCACTAACACTCCCCATGGGCACAGGTGGAAGCAGTGCATTCTCCAGGTATGGGATTGACGGCCCGTCGTATAGGAGCTCTCCCGTCACTGGCCCCTGAAGCAGTACTGAGCCAGCGGACCAGCCGAGGCACGCATCAGTGCCCCAGATGAACGAGGACCGCCCAAACCCGTCCCCGACACGAACACGCAGAGGAATCTGCCAGGCAGCCGCCGACGCCGCGAATGTGCGCACGACGGCAGGGTCCATCTCCACGGCCGCATCCTGATAGAGGACTCCATGCGCTCCATCCAGCAGGAGACGCGCCGCGTCAACGCGGTCCTCATCCATCGGCTCAGCCGCCGGAGCGACACGCGCCATCTGCGGCCCATACAAGACACCCGTCTCCTGGACAGTGATGCCCTCCCTCTCATCGAGGAGGAGGCTCACACGCTCGACGGGAGACCCCGCGAGGAACGTCGCCAACGCCTCAACAGCAGAGCGACGCAGCCACATTGATTTCACGCCATCCCCGTAGCTATCACCATCCAAAACGGTGAACCGCACCGCGATCGCGCGCTTACGATCAATCGCCGAGGCAAGCACCATCACACAATCCTGGACGACGGCGAGGCGCAGCAGGCCCGCGCCATTGTCCGGGGCATCCTCGGGAATCTTGCGCGCCACGTGCGGCAGGGCCGCACGCAGCGCCCCCTCCAAGGCCGCCCGAGCCACGACCACCATCGTTGATGCTTCGTTAGTCATCGGAGAGCCTCCTCACCGATCGTGAGTACATGTCGCGCGCGCACTCGACGAGTCCGCGACGCGCCAGCGGCGACCCCGATCCCTCGCACAGCCACGCGCTCCTGTCCTGGCCATCCTCCGGGGCGATGCTCTCCGCGACGACGATAAAAGCCCCCAGTACACAGCCAGGACCGTGCTTTTCCGCAACCAACGCAGACACAGCATCTTCGAGAGCACTGAACGCGGTGCCGTCGGCGCTCATCAGTACACCTCCCCAGCGCGCGGTCCCCAGGTGATGACTGCGGGGGCAGCCTCGACCTTCTCGCAGAACGCCTCCTCACCCTCACCGAGGGGGTATCCCCAGTGTTCCAAGGTCCGCAGGTACAGCTGAACGAGGCTGTCAAAGCGCTCACCGTTGCGGCTGCGCCAGTAATCACGGCCCATGCCGCCCTCGAGGACGCCGATGCACCACGCGAGGCGCGCCTTAGCCGCCTGCACTGCTGACATCGTGAGCCCGAAGCCCATGGCATCGAAGTCGATCAGCGCGCGGCCCTTCGCCTGCGATGCGTCGGACACCTGGGCTTGGTTGTAGATGACGGGCATTTCCAGGAGCGCCGTGTCCTTCGGCAGAGGGCGTTTGAAGAGCACGTCCTTGATCCAGGCGCGGCGCACTTCGCCTTCCTGAGCTGCCTGACGGTTCGCCTCGATGGTCGCTGCGCGATCGACTTCCTGCGTGGTGCGCGCCCTGTCCTCACGGGTGAAGTGCCCGTGCGAGGCGTACTCCATGCACACGAAGCACGTCTGGGCGCGCATGTAGTCGCCCGATCCGATCACCGAGACATACGCCGCGTTGCCGGGGCAGTTGTCGTGCGGCTCAACTGTGTTGTCGTATTCATCGACCAGGTTCCACAGGTACTGGTTGGTCTTCGGGAAGCCCTCGTCAAAGTCCTCGCGACGAATGACGGTGAAGCCCTGCTGACGAAGGTCGAGGACCTCGTCCTCGTAGAGCTGGCGGCGGCGGGCCTCATCGCGAGCGCGCTCGAGGAAATGATCGATCTTGCCGGGGGCCTCGCGAATCTCCTCGACGACCATGCCCGCGATGTCCTCGGGGAGGTCAGCCTCAGCCTCAGCGATCTTCGCGAGATCATCGAGGCCGAGATTCACCGAATCCCCGAGGTCCGCGACCTCCTGCGAGGCATTAGCGACGCGGCGGGCCAACGTGGCCTCGCTGGCCTTCACGCCGCGCTTGCGCAACTCGGCTGCAGGGAGGCCCATCAACACGAGTTGGTTAATGGCGCGCGCACGGTCCACGGCCGACGTGTGCTCGTGAGCGTCGTTCTCCGTGAGCTGCAGGCCGATGCGCTCGAGCTCGCCTGCCACGTCGACGATACGCACCGGCACCGTCTCCAAGCCCGCCTCGATGGCCGCGCGGTGGCGGCGGTGGCCGTCAAGGACCACCAAGCCCGTCAGCGTCGGATACACGTCGATGTCCTTCAGGACCCCAAGTCCGGCGATCGTCTCCACGAACTCGGGGCCGACACGCAAGTCACCGCGGATGTTCGAACCGGCCTGCAGGAGCGTCGGGTCGATCAGCCACCGCTGGCCAGGCTGGACGGCCCCAATCGGGTCCGCCGCTACCTCAGCCGACAACACACCAGTGCCCGTCGAGGCTACGGCCGTGGTTTCTTCACGGCGCGGCTTCAGGCCGACCGCCTGCGCCACGTCAGCCAGGTCCGTCAGGTCGTAACGCGCGGGCGCGTTAGGAGTCGCCTCACGCACGACGCTAATCCAGTGAGCCTCACGCAGGCGATCAAGGGCACGACGCAGCGTCCGCGCAGACAGGCCAGTCAGGCGAGCCAGCTCAGCCTGCGCGACCTCGACATGACCGTCATCAGCGATGAGGCCGAGCATCGTCTCCGCGACGGTACGGGCCTGCACATCATCAGCGGCAATCGCGATAGCCTCAGTCATTTGTCTCACCCCTCTGACGGTCTTCCTGCATCTGCAGAAGGCCGCGACGCATCTCGCGGAACTCGCGTGTGTTCGTGCGCCAGTCCTGCCACAGCCCCGCCGTCACCAGCGCCAGCAGCGCCAAGACGAGGACGCCCATCATCGTTTCAGTCACTTCTCTGCCTCTTCCTGCTCGGTGTCTCCTGCGGCAAAAATCGTCGTGCCGCAGTTCGGGCACTCGAACGTTGGTGCCGACGGCGTCGGCGGCGCCCAGTCCGGCTTCTCCACGACAGACGCGCGAACCTCGACAATCCGGCGCGCGTGCATCACGGACGGGCTCGGAGGCGACATCAGCAGCAGCCCCTGGCGCTCAACCTCCTCGACGAACGCGGCGTTAGCCAGCCCCAGCAGGTGCGGCATCGGCAGGTTCGCATCCTCGATAGGGAACTCAACGATCATCTCGACGGACCTCATGCCCGACGCTCCTTCCACGCGACGTAGACCAGGCGCTCGGCGAGCGCCGTCGGGGGCAGGATCGCGGCCGCCGCCGCCACCCACCCGTCAATCAAGGACCCGAGCCACCACGCCAGCACCAGCAGGACCAGCGCCACGAACAGCCTCGCAACATTCATCGCGTTCACCGCTTTCCTCCCTGTGCCTCACGCGCACGCGAGCGCGCCAACGCAATCCGCTTTTGCGCGGCCGTCTGACGCTTGCGCAGCTTCATCACCGCATCGAGGCGCCGTAGCGCTTCTAACACCGGCGCACTCAACGCCACTGTCTCGGTCGTGTTAACCTGATTCATGACTGATAGTCCTTTCTTGGACTGCCCCGGCCGACCCCAATCGGCCGGGGCGCTTTTCTTTTCAACTGGGGACCGTGGGGCCGGGCGGAGACTCGCAACCCACCAACACTCAAACCCGGCCCCACGGAGCTAACCTCGCCGCACCCCAACCTCGGGACGCGCGAAAATCTTGTACTTCGACACCTGAACGGTGTGGCCTGCCGGGGTATGAGCGCTGGCCCCCGGCAGGCCACGGTCTCCCTCAGCACCGCAGGAGTAAGCGGAGGAAGACGCTGAGGAAGCCGAACCATCCGCACCACGGATGGCCCCCTCCCCGGTAAGGTGGGTAACACCCGCCAGGCCGCACGAAGCAGTGCAGCCACCACACCTCACCGAGGAGGAAGAATGACAACCATGTCCGCCGGCCCCACCCTTGCTGCCACTCTCGACAACATCAAGCAGCGACTGCAGAGCCAACAGCACACGCTTGAAATCTCTCTGGGTGGCAGAGATAGTGATGCTTATCGACGGCACGCTGTCCGCGCGGAACTCGATGCGCTCTGGGAGGCTGTTGAAGTGCTCGCCGCCCTCATGTCCGGCGTGGAACTTAGTCGTGTGCCGATCCACGATTATTTCGGAGAGCGACGGGAGTCGTGACTCGCGCGCCTGCTGCCCGTCTCGTGCGAGATACTCCGCAGCAGCGCCGCCCACCGCAGACTCACGAAGGTTCGACGCATG